CACGTCCTTGTCCCAGACCACACAGTTGATGTTGCCTGGATCTGCGAACGTCCACACCGAGATCCGAGTCTCCTGGTCCAGCTCCTTGGAGCGTTGGGCCAGGTGCTTGATCTGGCTGTCAGCCACGGCCACCAGATCCCTGGTGTGCCGGGTCATGGACGTGGAAGCGTCCAGGACGAGGCCGATGTGGTTGATGATGTTCGCTGCGGCGGCATTAGCCATGTAGCTCTCCCAGGGGTCTTGGCGGACTCAGCTTCAGTCCGCATCATCCACCGGGGGTGTGACATTTTCAGTGGGTGCAGGGCCCCCGTGACCAGGCCTTAGGGCCCTGCTGGATACCTCTCTCAGCCCATAACGGGGCCTAGCCTGGTGGTTCCGTGTCTCCTGACGGAATCGAACCGCCGCAACCGGGGCTTCAACCCAGTGCTCTACCGCCTAAGCTAAGGAGACGTGGAGCCGGCGGGGGAGGGGTTACCCGCCCCTGGGCTTCCCCACGCCGACGTGGATCAGGCGGGAGTCGAACCCGCGTACTGCAACCCGAACGATGCGCCGCTCTTGCCGTTGAGCTACTGACCCAAGCCCAGGACGATGGACGGATGGGTATGCGTTGTGCCACTAGTCCTGGGGTCTAGCGTGGACCTACCCGGATTCGAACCGGGAACCTCCTGTCTGCCAGACAGGTGCTCAACCAACTGAGCTACAGGCCCGAGACGGGGCCGCGCTGGTCCTCCCTAGGTGCCAGCCGCCACCTCTCCTGGTGCGTGCCTCCGCCGCATCTCCAAGAGCTAGGAGCTTGGGCCCCTTCCGGCAAGGCCCAAGCTCCTTTCTGGCTATGAGCTGAAATGCATAGCGATGGAGTTGTCGAAATCGACCTCGCCAATACACCATCGCAAAGTGTCATAGATGGCTTGGAGTTCTTCGTCATCCTCGCCGCCCTCGTAGCTGCCTGCTTCAGCTTGGAGCCTACGGAAGGCTTCCTCTATCTCTTCTCGCGTTCTCATGAAACTCTCCAGTTGAGTAGATGGTTGGTTCACCAAACACCCACGTGGCGTAGTTTCTGATCCCGAGAAGCCCCGGGCGTGGACCCAATCCATCATGGTTCGAGCTAATGGAACGGGTCCCTCTCCTACCCGTTCCTTGCATGCTCCAGTGCCAGCGCCCCGAGAAACGCCTTCACACGTCAATCACCAAGCACGCTCCCCGTCCCGCAGGCTGTTTCATCTTTCTGGCCTTCCTGCGGTACTTGTCGGGACGGCCGGATTCGAACCGGCGACCCCCTGGTCCCAAACCAGGTGCGCTGACCTAACTGCGCTACATCCCGATTGTCCTGGCCCCAGGGCGCTGCCCAAGCTGATTCGACCTATGGCCGAAAGCATGGTCTTTGACCCGGAGGCCAGGACTTTATCACATGCTGTCCACTGTGGAATTCTCAAGAGACAGTTCCTCGGACGAACCGGGGACCGTGCGAACGAAGGGAATCGAACCCTCTCCAGGCAGCTTTAGAGGCTGCCGTGCATCCATTGCACGTCGTTCGCGTTGCGCACGGGCGGAGGGACTTGAACCCCCTCGAACGGTTTTGGAGACCGCCATGCTACCGGTTACATCTCGCCCATATTGACCTTGTCCCATTGAGCCTAGGGGCTTGGGTTGATCCCGGGCAACCACCTTGTCAGTGTTGCCTGAGGCCGTTCCGTCAGCTCCAGACGAACTAAGATTACCCCCACGTCCGGGTGTAGTCAAGGCCTTAGTCGGGAGACACCGCAGCCCCCTGGTCGTGGGTGGACAGGGGGCTGCGGTGGATTGTCAACTGAGGGCTGACCGTTCGAACCTACTCCAGCCAAGGCCACTTCGCCTGCCGGCCAGCCTCCACCATAGAGATCATGTTGAAGGTGGCGTCCGTCAGGCCACCCAGCTGGTGCCGGGTGCTGGACGCTTCCATCATGGCCGGCGAGTAGCCCACCATGTTGAACGAGTAGATCGGGACGTTGGCTGGGACCTGGTCACTGACGTTGCCCTGCCAGAACCCATGGCTGGGGCCGAAGGTCTGCTCGTCGGTGATGATCACAACCCGGTCGTGGCCCTTGAACGTGGTCGCCAGAGCCTGGGCGGTCTGGGTACCGCCACCGGACCGGCCGTAGAGGCTGTCGAAGCGCTCGGTCTCCCGGAGCACGCCGCCACCCTTCTTCACCTCGAACCGGTTCACACTGGTGTCGTAGGCGTATACGTCCACGGCCTCGCCCTTCAGGGCCAGGGCGATGCCGAACAGGGCCCCGGCCGTGGTGGCCTTGACGCTGCTCTTGCCGCTCATGACCATGTGCATCGATCCCGAGACGTCGATCAGAACCAAGGTGCGGCCCGGAAGCGGCGGGATGTTGCTCAGCGAGTACTGGAGCGCGGTCTCCAGAGGCAGCGCCCAGTACGGGCTCGTAGCCTCCTTAGACGCCGACAAGAACCGGAACGGCAGCTGCCGCGACTTACGCACAGCCTCCTCGCTTGCCAGCGTCTCCTGGATCAGCTTCATCGTCTTGGCGTCGACCCCAGCCTCCTGGATGTTGCGGAGGTTCCGGAGCAGGGCCATGTATCCCATGGTCGGAACCACGGCCTGCCAGACGTTGGCCGTGAGCTTGCCCCACGACGAGACCTGCTCCCAGGTCATGCCGGCACCCTGAAGAGCATCAGGCGCCTGGTCGGATGCCAGGAGCCGAGCCTTCTCAACGTCGGTCAGGGCCTGGAGCTTGCCCCGGTTCAGGAGCACAGTCAGTTCGGCTGGGATCTCAGTCGGGCGCCGACGACTGTCCAAAATGTACTTGAACAGGATCGACTGCTCGAACGTGCCCGGGTCTGGGTGCGTCAGCTCGATGACGTCGGCCATCCGGACAGCGTCGCTAGAACGGTCCCACTTGATGTAGTTCCGCTGGGTGTACAGCCGGACAGCAGCGTCAGCGATACCACGACGGATCGCAGCAGGGATCTTCTTGCCGTAGGTGTTGAGCCAGTAGCTTAGGGCCTCGGCCGGCTCATCAGCGCGGACGAGGACACGGTTCGTGACCTCACGTGCGTAGCCCGGCAGTCCCGGCTGAATGACCTGACCCTGGAGCACACGGGCGGCCTCCACGGCACCGACGACGGCAGCCGTACGGATGTTGCCCTTGGTCCGCAGCCACACGAGGAAGTCCAAAACCCACTTGGGGTCTTCCTTGGCGACCTGCTGAACTAGTCCGGCGAACCGGGTGTTCCGCTCCTGGGCCTTCTCGTAGAAGGTGTCCTCACCGTAGAAGTTGGTCACAGCCAGAAGGAACAGGTCCGTCTTGGCGTCACGTGACCAGGCCGGTGCGCCCTCGAACGTGACCGTGTCCTGGGCTGTGGTCTGAAGGGGGGTACGAGCACGGGCCGTCCGTGTCGTCTTGGTGTTGAGCTTTGCCATGGTCTTTCTCCTCTCGGGCAAAAAATAAGGGGCCGGTGTCCTGATGGGATCCGGCCCCTGGGTGGTAATAGCTGACAGGCAACAAGGCGTTCCAGGTGTCCGCCGTTTCAAGGCGGTGTCCGCGCCAGCGGCCATCCCAGGAGTGGGAGGGGCAGGAATTGAACCTGCGAAGTAACCCGTAACTAGCGGATCTGTCAGCGAAGTAGATGTTCCCAGGCAACAAGGCGGCGCAAGTGTCACTTTGTTTTCACCAAATTGAAAGAAGTAACTCGCGCCTGCGGATCTGGGAACGAAGCTGATGTCGCCAGGCAACATGAGTGGCTGTGAGGGTGTCCCACCGTGGGCTAGGCCCAACGGAGGGCTTCCGTGTGAGTTGTATGAAGTAACCCCACGAGCCTTCGGATCTGGCAACAGAAGTTGATGTCGTCAGGCTACAAAGGCGGCTGAGGTGTTTTTAGCGCTCTATCCGTTGAGCTACAAGGGCAAATAGCGCCCTCGCTGGGACTCGAACCCAGAACCTCTCCATTAACAGTGGAAGTAACCCCTGCCTATCGGATCTGACGACAGATGTCGATGTGTAGTTGTCAAGTTGTTCAGACTAAGGCGTACGAGTTACGGGCGATACCCGGGGAATGGCCTCAGGTCTTGCTGTAGACCCTACGACCCCTACGTCCGGGTGTCAAGGCCTATTTCCTACTCCCCGGCCACCGTCGCACCCGTGGAGTCTAGGACGTTCCCAGACCACAGCGTCACATGATTACCGACGCAGCTGTTGGCGTAGCCGAAAGCTCCGGGTACGAACCTGTTGTCCAGGATGCGTACGTTGGTCACAGGTCCCTGGCGAGCGCAGTAGAGCGTGTATGCCCCTCCAGCGAGCAGGTTCCTGGAGATCAGGACGTTGCTGTTCTGGGGGTTTCCTTCGTCCCACTGGATGATGGCCGACGTGGTGTTGCCCCGGACATCGATGGTGTTGTGGGTGAAGTTGATGTTGGATGCGCCCTGGTTGAACTGGGCTCCGTCCGTGTGCGCGTCCCCACCGTCAAACAGGTCATGGATCCATGTGTCTGTGACGATGGTGTTGCCCGGGACGTTGAGCCCGTTCTCGCAACCATGGATGTCCGCCCGGCGCAAGGTGACTGAGCCACCGGAGCCGTTGCTGTAGCCGTTGCTACCAGGGGTGTCGTTGCACGTGATCTCCACGTCCTCGAACAAGGTGCCCGGGGCGAAGCTCCGAACCGCCCAGAAGCAAGGTGCAGCGATCCGCACGTTCCGGAAGGTGACGTTGGCGGCCTGGACCTCAACGCATCCCTGGATGTTCATGTTGCGGATCAGCTCGCCGGACGTCGCGTATGTGGTCCTAGTGGAGTTGACCAGAGTCACGCCAGGGATGGTCCCGGTGTTGTCCATGTTCGGGAACCCACAAGCTGCCAGCCGGTGCAGGCAGTCCACGCCACTGGGCGAAGGTGCCGGCGTTGTGGTGGCCGTGGGGCTTGGCGTCGGCGGCGGGGTCGTGGGTGCTGGGGTCGTCGGCACAACGGTGGGACTTGGCGTTGCCGTTGGCGACGGACTCGGGCTCGGGTCAGTTGGTGTCGTGAGTCCGGTCAGCGTGCAGCTGAACGTGAACGTGCCGTTGGCCCCTGGGGTGGGGTTCGTGCAGCTGATACCGGGGGCTGGCGCGAGGACCAGCTGTTGGGTCGTGGGTGTTGCCCAGGCTCCAGGTCCGCTGAGGATCAGGAACGTGGCCATGACGCTGATCATGATGCGACTGGCTATGCGCCAGCCGTTGATCTTGTTCTGAGTCATACCCCATCGAAGCACAGATCTGGTTCACCCGCACGTGGGGGCGAAGTCCAGGGGCGAACAAGATCTGGACAGGGCTTGATCATTGGCCCCTGGACTCACCCGGGAATTGATTCTACACCCTAAGGTACGGGTGTTTATTCCCGCGCCAACCACCTGATATGTAATTCGAATCTTACCGCTTAAGATCTGTCTATGGTGTGGTTGTCTTTTATCCTTGTGGCGCTCGCCGTAGCCAGGGTCACACGGCTAATTACAGCCGACCGGATTACCTTGTGGCTCAGGCGCTGGGTCATCACCAAGTACGGCGAAGAATCCAGCGCTGCTTACCTCGTCCATTGTCGAGCATGTTCTTCCATCTGGATCGCTTTCCCCGCCGCTGTCGGCTGGGCTCTGCTGGCCCTTCCCTGGCGCCTGTGGTGGCTCGCCGTCCCGGCCTGGCTTGCTTTTTCCTACACCACGATCCTTCTCGCGCGCCTCGAAGAGGAGGAGTAAATGGCCTTCGGTAGAAAGGCACTGGCGGCTGTTCCCGATGACGCCCCGGAGCCACGTTCTACCCGATCACTTGTTGCCTCGGCCCTGAGGTTCAGGTTCGACGACGCCTCCTATAACTCTTGGCGCTTTCGAGATGAGGCCTGGCAGCGGGAACTTTGGCGTCTCTACGACATCACCCCCGAGCTTCGGTTTGCCGCCAGCTGGGTGGGTAGCTGCTGTTCCCGGGTCCGTATCTACGTCGCTGATGTCGACGAACTGGGACGGGTCCAGGGCGAGACGAAGAACAAGCAGATACAAGCCCTGAGTGACACCTTGCTGGGTGGCCCTACGTCCAAGGCCGAGCACCTTCGGATGATGGGCGTGGACCTGACCGTTGCCGGTGAGTGCTACATCGTCGGACAACCGGACCCGAACCGGGCCACGGACAAGTGGTGGGTCCTGACGCCCACAGAGTTCCGGCGCGTCAAGGGATCTGGGGGGGAGTGGGACTGGGCCTGGGGACCCAAGGGCAACCCCATGTACCTCGACCTGGACCGGAACGTGGTCACTCGGGTGTGGACACCGCACCCGCTCCGGGTCTGGTGCGCGGACTCTCCCGCCAAGTCCTGTCAGATTGTGCTCCGGGAGCTGGAGCAGCTCACCAAGTATGTGGCCTCGCAGATTGACTCTCGCCTTGTTGGTGCCGGTCTCCTGATCATTCCCAATGACCTGGATATGCCCCAGGAGGAGAACAGCACCAACAACGCCGAGTCCTTGATGATTCGGTTTGCCACGGCTGCTGCCCAAAGCCTCCGGGGTGAAGGAACCGCCCTCGGCGTCTTGCCCCACATTATTGAGGCTGCCAATGCTGACGGCTTCAAGCTCCTGACCTTTGACAGTGAACTGTCCAAGCAGGCCATGGAGCTACGGAAAGAGGCCATTGAACGTCTGGGTGTCGGCATGGACATGCCACCCGAGGTTCTCAGCGGGCTCGGTGGCGAGAACCATTGGAACGGCTTCCTGATCGACGGGTACGGCATCAAGGTTCACATCGAACCGATAATGACCCGGATCTGTGAGGCGCTCACCGAGGCGTACCTGTACCCCGCCCTCAAGCTCATGGGCAAGGACACTCAGCGTTACACCTACGCCTACGACACCAGCCCGTTGGAGCTTCGTCCTCAGCGACTGCAGGACGCTCTGAACCTGTACGAGAAAGGCATCATCGGGGCCGATGCCGTTCGGGAGATTGGCAACTTCAAAGACACCTGGGCCCCGACCGAGGAAGAAGCCGGCCGGACCCTACTAATTGAAGTTCTGCTCCGGGATCCACAGCTGATTCAGAACCAGGCCATTCGCAAGGCCGTGGGACTGGGCGAAGACATCTTGCCCCAGTTGTCCATGATTGCCCCAACTGCCCAGAGTATTGGTATGGGCCCCGGGGGTGGCGGTGGAAGTGGTCCCCCTCCGCCTATGCCGCCACCTACCGGTATCCAGACCACACTGCCTCCCCCGATCCCAGACACCATGGACAAGATCGGGGCCCCGCCCGGTCCACCACCTACCGGTATCCAGGCGTCTGCCGCCGGCCTCCAGGAAATGGGCATCGTCGTCCTCGCCGAGGCCACAGTGCGCCGGGGCCTGGAGCTGGCCGGCAAGCGGCTGTTGAATCAGCACAACCGGCACCGATGGCCAGATGTGCCCCACAACGAGCTGCACACCCGCATCAAGGTCCAGGACCAGGCTCATGCCAACCGCCTATTGGCCGGGGCCTGGGACCAATTGGATGCGATGACGAAGCTGGTCGCCGACGACTTCGACACGACCCGACTCCAGACGACCCTGTCCAAGTACTGCTCCATTCTCCTGCTCCGGGGTATTGCCCACGACCCACCGAACCTGTTCTCCACCCTCCAGGTGGATGGGGTCATTCGTGGCCAGTAGGGAAGCGGAGGACTCGGTGTACCGCGCGGCCAAGGACGGGCTGAAGCGGTGGCTGGGTCGCGCCCGGGATGCGGTCATGGCGCCGTGGCGCCAGTACAAGGCCCAGCCCAACCCTCAGGCCATTGCCTCCACTATCCCGGTGTGGCAGGAGCAGGTAGATCGGATCATCCAGGCACTGACCCCAGCCCTACGGGAGGGTTGGGGCGCGGCTCATCTGCCTGGTGACTACGACCCGAGCGACCCCTACATCCAGGCCAACCTCGCCTTGACCTACAACCTCCTCGTCCGGATCCCGGACGAGGTTCACGCCATGGTAGTGCGCCAGATCCTGGAAGGCACCAATGCCGGTGAAGCCACGGACCAGATCGCCCATCGCGTGGACCAGGTCCTGGACTTCACGGGCTCCGAGAACTGGGACGGACGGGCCCGGGTCATCGCCATTACGGAGTCGACCCGGCACCGCAGCTCCAGTCTCCTGGCCCATGGCCTGTTGGCCCAGAAGAACGGCCGCCGGGACCTGATGAAGCTGTGGGACACCACGATGGACGGTCGTGAACGGCTGGGGCACAAGTTGGCCAACGACCAGACCGTGCCCCTGGGTCAGCCCTTCATCGTTGAGGGCGAACCTCTGCTCTTTCCCGGGGATCCCACGGGCCACCCAGACAACGTTTGCGGCTGTCGATGCGACCTTCGACTTGTCCATGGAGCAGAGGTGATGCGCTAATGGCCATCCGATTCAAGGGCCTTATCGCCCCGACCGAGGTTCCCACCGGGGACGGTCGAATCTTCGCCGCCGGCAAGATGACCCACCGTCCCACACCCATGCCCTTGATGGTGCGATTTGGCTCTGGGGGACATGAGGGTGCCACGGTCGTAGGCAAGATCAATCGTATCTACCAGGGGCCTGGAGGCTACTGGGCTGACGGCGAGTTCCTTGACCCATCGATGGTGCCTGAGGTTCCCAAGGCCATCTACATGCTCAATCAGAAGGTCATGGGGCCCTCGGTGGACCTGGACCGGGACTTCACTGTGGAGGCCATCAAGCACCCGCTCCGTGCGGACAAGAAGGCTGCCCTGTTCAAGGAGTACAACGTCATCGGTACCACCCTGGTCCCGATGCCAGCCTTCCACCAGGTCCATATGGCTGTGGATACCAGCGAGGACAAGGCTCTCCTGGCCTCGGTGATGCCGGACCTGGACATTGACGCCTGGGTCAGCTTCGACGTCAACGGGGACTCCTGGAAGCACTGGCCGGTGGCCCCTCGGGACTACCGCTACGACGCGGACGATGCCGTCAAGCGCATCGCCTACTGGGCCGGCATCGGGTCCGAGAACCCGAGCCTGGATCGGTACGCCTCGGCGTTCCTGTGGCGCAATGGCAACCAGACTGGCGACAGCCTGGCGCAGGACTCTTTCCGCCTGCCGCTATGCGACATCATCAACAACGAGCCGCACCTTATCTATCACGCGGCCTACGCGGCAGCGGCACTTCTTTCTGGCGCCCACGGCGGCCTGCCGAACATTCCCCAGGAAGACAAGCAGGCCATGGTCCCGGTCATTAACGAGATCTACGCCTCCTTGGCCCAGACGTTCCAGGATGCCAACCTGACGTCTCCATTCCAACAAAGCATCCGACAGGAACAGCAAGCCTCTATCAATACCGATGAGGACTGTGGCTGTTCCGAGGAATTTGCCCCATTGCCTCCAGCGGATGTTCGCCGGAGCATAGACGAAGAAAAGGACGCCTATGACGCCGAAGGTGATCATGTCCTCGACAATGGCGTCTGTATGAAGTGCGGGTACTAGGAAGAGGTTGAGAGCAAATGCCTGACGTGAACATCTACGTGGGGGACGCGGCTCCCGTTACTTCCGGGACCGCCGCCACGAACATGACGTACACCGGAACCTTCGCCGCCAAGGAGCCATACGGCAACGTCAAGTACGCCGACCCTGGCTACCAGGACGACGGCGTTAAGAGGTACCCCCTGGACTCAGAGGAGCACTGCCGCGCCGCCTGGTCCTACATCAACATGCCCAAGAATGCCGCTAAGTACAGCCCCGAGGAATTGAAGTCGATCAAGGGGCGTATCCAGAAGGCATTGGAGAAGTACGGTGTCCAGACCGCCGATTCTGAATCAAGTCAAATGGCTAGTGGTGTCGAGGTACTGGAGACTGATCACGAAGGGGCCGCTCTCCTCGCGAGCGTTGCACCATTGTCGCCGCCGGCCGAATGGTTCCAGGACCCGAAGTTCAAGGCGCCCACGAAGCTGACCATCACCGACGACGGCCAGGTCTTCGGACACCTGGCCCAGTGGAAGGTGTGCCACGTCGGCATCGGCCGGGCCTGCGTCATGGCCCCCAAGACCCGGACCGGCTACGGCCTGTTCCGGGTGGGCACCGTCCTGGCCGATGACGGCAGTCAGGTAGGCATCGGCAAGATCACCCTTGGCACCGGTCACGCTGACGCCCAGTGGGGCATCGTGCCCAGTCGCGAGCACTACGACAACACCGGTTGGGCCGCAGCCGTCGTCAACATCGGCGAGGACCGGCACGGCATCTGGGTGTCCGGCGCACTGACCACGACCATGACCCCGGAGAGGGTCGCTGAGCTTCGGGCCTCGGCTCTATCCGGCGACTGGCGTGAGGTCAACGGCAACCTGGAACTCATCGCGGCCCTGGCTGTGAACAACCCCGGCTTCCCCATCTACCGGGAGCAAGGTGGACATGCCTTCAGCCTCATGGCCGTGGGTGTCATCG